GCCATCGACATTCTTCCAAACATCTTTGAGAAGAAAGAAGAGAAAAATAAACAATGGCTCTTAGATACAACAGAAAAGTGGTGTCAAGATCGTGCGGTTTATCTCGCGATTATGGAGTCGATCTCTATCATCGATGGTAAACATCAGACATTATCGAAGAACTCATTGCCTGACATTCTACAAGACGCCCTATCAGTAACATTCGACACAAATGTTGGTCACGACTACCTAGTGAATGTTGATGAACGATATGCCTTTTATCATGCGCAAGAAGAAAGAATACCCTTTGATCTTGAATACTTCAATTCGATTACGAAAGGTGGTCTTCCTAACAAGACCTTAAACATTGCTCTTGCTGGTACCGGCGTCGGTAAATCGTTGTTCATGTGTCATGTTGCGGCGTCTGCCCTAGCGCAGGGTCGTAATGTTTTATACATCACGATGGAGATGGCAGAAGAACGTATCGCTGAACGTATTGACGCGAACCTACTGAATGTGCCGATAGACCAGTTGGAGAACATGTCTCAAACAATGTTCACAAGCCGTGTGCGTAAAATTGCGGATAGCACAAATGGTAAACTGATCATCAAAGAGTATCCGACAGGTCAAGCACACAGTAGTCATTTCAGGGCATTGTTAACCGAACTGAGACTGAAAAAGAAGTTTGCTCCCGAGATTATCTTTATAGATTATTTAAATATATGTGCGTCTTCGAGAATGAAATCTATGGGCGGCGCGATCAATTCGTACACTTATATTAAAGCCATTGCCGAAGAATTGCGTGGTCTTGCTGTCGAATTTAATGTGCCCATTGTGTCCGCAACACAAACGACGCGTTCGGGATTCGGTAATTCAGATCCTGGGTTAGAAGACACTTCGGAGTCTTTTGGTCTTCCTGCCACGGCTGATCTAATGTTTGCTCTAATTTCTAATGATGAACTCACCAATCTTGGTCAGATTATGGTGAAGCAGTTGAAGAATCGTTATAACGACCCAAACAAGGATAAACGATTTGTTATTGGTGTAGATAGATCGAAGATGAAATTATATGATCTGGATGAATCTGAACAGACATTAGTTGATGATGATATCCCAGTTTTCGATAAGTCTGCTTCAGGTGAGAAATTAAAAAATATCAAAGTCTTTTAGGAGATTCGAATGAATCCATATCTACACACAGCCATTGCTGTAGGTCTTATGCTTAGTTGTTATATAATAGGTAGACACTTTGGTTATCGAAGTGGTATGATCGATGTCTGGGTCCCAATACTCGATGCTTTTAAAGCAAAGTCGATTGAAATAACCGATGATGATGAGGTTATCGTTACAGATACTAATGGAGAGAAGAGGAAAGTTAATTGATGAAGAACTATAAATTTCGTGAAGATGAACTAATCGACGAATTCAAAAAATACATTGACTCAACCTATGACGCACACTATGGTCAAGGCGGACTACAATCGTCTGAAGTGATCATAGACCGTGGTCATGGTATGGGTTTCTTTTCTGGTAACGTTGATAAGTATAACGGACGTTATGGTAAGAAGGGAGACTGCCCTGCGGATTTCAGAAAGGACATAACGAAGATTATCCATTACGGATTCTTGATGTTGTTTGAGCATGATCGTATTCATGGTGTTGACTCATGAAGATACATCTTTGTACGGGATTGCCACGATCTGGTAGCACAATTTTACTAAACATTCTTCAGCAGAACCCGCGCATATTTACATCAAGCACCTGTGCTGTACCCCGATTGCTTAACGACCTTCTCACAAAAACAAAAGTGAAAGAAGAGTTTATGGCAATGGAACAGGTCAAGGCGGACAAAGCGATGTATGGGTTTGCGCGTGGAGCGACATACGGTTGGTATGAAGGTCTGACCGATAAACCTGTTGCCTTTTCGAAGAGCCGTTACTGGAGCAACCTGTTTCACTTATTTCCCGAAAGTAAAATCCTTGTGACAGTACGGGATCTAAGAGATGTCGTTGAGAGTTTCGAAAAACTTGAAAACAAAACATTAGCAACACACACATACACCTCGTCAGACAGCACACTTCTAGGGGCGATGACGGTAGAAGAGAAGTTGAACTATTATGTCAATCAATCGAATCCCATGACGTTGAGTCTCCGTACAGAAATTCCTCGATGTATCGAACTGTTTCCGACGAAGCGAGTGATGTTTGTTCGTTATGAAGACATAACACAAGCGCCCGAAGAAATGTTGAAGAAGATCTACAACTTCATAGAAGAACCTTATTTCGATCATAATCTGAATGCTATCTCTCAGAATGAAAACTATGAACATGATAATGTTTACTATGCCGAAAAGATTAGTCACTCTACTAAATCCGTATTCAAATACTACAAGGAGCCCGATCGTAAACTCCCACAGTGGTTCCACAATCAGGTTGTTTCTAATAACCCATTTTTCTATAACTCATTTTATCCAGATGTTAAGGTTGACAAGTAGTAATATTTTTGATATAATACATATATGAAAGCAAAAACAGGAGTGTACAAATGATACAAACTGAGTTAAACCTGTCCTATAAGGACACAAGCAAGCCGCCCTATAACGGACAGTTTTTCTGCCCGATTAGACAGGAGTTTAATAATTGGTCCGACCACATTAATTGGTACAAGGCAAAACGACTATGAACGACACTTGGAATGGTGAGTCACGAGGCATTACAGATGTAATGATCGCACGTATTGAAACGTGGCATCGTGATCGTAACTTGATTGAAGGAAGCACTGACAAAGACCAGTGTTTGAAATTGATCCAAGAGGTCGGTGAATTGTCTGACAATATCTGCAAAGGCAAAGACCTGAAAGATGATATTGGTGATATCATGGTGGTGTTGATTAACATCATGGAACGAAACAATTGGCATATTACAGACTGTCTTGAAGTTGCATGGACCGACATCAAAGATCGTAAGGGTAGAATGGTTGATGGAATTTTTGTAAAGGAGAGTGATGATGAGTGATATGACTGGTTTTACACAAGCGGCCCGAGAGGGTGTTGTAACAGTTGTTTTCAAGAAGATTTTTGATGGTGAGATTCGAGTGATGCCCTGCACACTAAATGTCGAATTGTCCAACCACAATGTTCCTGAGATCATGGAGCAGAAAGAGACCAATGACCATTTAGTTGTGTGGTGTTTGGACAAAGAAGGGTGGCGATCATTTCGAGTGGATACTGTGATTGAATGGTATAAAGGATCCCCTAAAGAACAAGCCTTAAAGGATGTTTTGGCAGATGAATATGAAAAGCCTTCTTCTTAGTTTTCTTGTTCTTATTTCGGGATGCTCAAGTTTCCCTACAAATGATTGTGAAGTATCAGTGGAAGTACCTGTAAAAATAACTGCCCATATACCTGGCATTGGAGGTGTTGTTGATATTAACGCACTTCCAGTTATATGCCACCCCTACCTTTAGATCAAAATGTTCTAAAAAAACTTAATAAACCCTTTGACAACACCCCTTAAATGAAGTATAATATGTGTTGATTGAGGGGATCTGGAGCGTAATCTTTTCGCTAGGAGTTTCGGGCTCACTGCTTCCCCTTCTTATTATTATGGAGTTTATTATGACCTACGAAGAATTCAAAATCTTATATAAAAAATTAGTTATAGAACTTTTACGCAACGATGCACCAAAAGTTCCTAACATGATTTTTTCTAAAAGTTCAGCAAAGATTGCTGACAAACTATCAGACCTTTGTGAGGAGTATCCCGACTATGGAGAGCGAGTTGATTGTGAAACTTGGAGCGAAATTTAAAGATATCGACTATCGTCGTATTTTTGGTATTGGGTTAGTTATGGTCCCCATATTTCTTTGGGATGTCTTTTTTTGGGTCGTTGAGAAATTGTACGACATCTGTCTAGTTATTGACAATGTTATGGGTAGAAAATTAAAAAAGTTTATGGAGAAGTAGTTTATGACTTGTATTGTTGTTGCTGGTCTTGGACCTGTTGGTACCGCTGTTAGTGAAGCCCTTTCGCATCACCCTGATGTTGAGGTCTATCTTGACGATCCTTATAAGGGCGAAAACTTAGACTTCCCGTCTAACATAACCGTTGATGGTGTCGTTGTATGTGTTGCTACTCCTATGAGTGAAGACGGTTCGTGTTATGTTGATAACATTGTTGATGTTTTTAAAAAATATGGATCAAATGTGAGGTACTTGATCCGGTCAACTACAAATC